TGTCATGGATGCCGACGAGACGTGCGCGTACCTCATCATGCGCGATGCAATTCAAGCAAGAGCAACAGTCACAACACCCGCCCCGTTTCTGAGTGGCGGAAGCATGTAACAGGAGGCAACACCGATGCCAGCACCACTGACAGCAGCAGAAACCCGAGCACCTTCGGGACCAACGGGGAAGGTGGCAAGAGTCACAGGATGGACGAGCCTGTTTAGCGTACTCATCCCATTGATTGTGCCAGGGCTACAGCCCATGCTCTTGATACCCATTGCCGGGGCACTGGCCGGCATCATCGGCGCGATCGGTTCCGAAGTACGGAACCATCAATTCACTTATGAGGCGGGTGGCAGACGAGCATCGCAGATCCAGAGTGGATTCTGGGAGTCGCTGCTCAATGTACTCGGCAAGATCTTGTAGAGCATGGCGCAGAGGATTGACATGGACAGTGGAACGATATTGGGTTGGCTCACCGCCGCCGTGGCTGGTGTGGCTGCGGTGGTCACGGCTTCCGTCCGGGGGGAAAAACTGCGCAATCGAGTCGAAGTCCTCGATGCCACCAGCGTGCGGCACGCAGCCTCGCTCGCTCGGCACGACGAGCTGATAGGCTTCATCAAAAGTGACCTCCACGGCATCCGAGGAGACCTCCAGGCTATGCGAGCCCTTTCGGAGCGGGATAATGAGTGAAGGCTGGTAGGCTCACACCAGAGCGCATGATCGCACTGGCACTCATGGCACTGCCGATCGCCGGATGGGTGTACGATCACTTTTGGATACAAGTCCCGCTCTCTGCGGGACTGGAGGCATCATGTACGAACACGCGGCTGTCGGATTGAAGGCCACTCCAGGCCCACTCTACGGCTTCAAAAAAGATATGTGGGCTGCACTCGCGGTAGCCGTGACATACGAGAGGATGCTCGAGCGGGGTGGGACTCCGGGCGACGATGTGGGGACCGGATGACAACCGCCTGGGACTTCAAGCCGGGGGATGTGGCATGAGCATGTCACTTGTCCCCATCACGCTGCGCGAGGCGAGCGCCTTCATTGAACTCCATCACCGTCACCACGGGATAGCGCGGGGGCACTTGTTTTCGATTGCTGCCGCCAAGGATGGGAAAATAGTTGCCGTAGCCGTGATCGGTAGACCGGTTGCTCGGCACAACCAAGACGGATTGACTGCCGAACTGACGCGGCTTGCGAGCGATGGCACTCGGAACGCTTGCTCGTTTCTGTATGGTCGGGCGTGGCGGGCAGCTCAAGCAGTCGGATATGTGCGTATGATCACTTACACGCTGGCATCTGAGGATGGTGCGTCGTTGCGCGGGGCAGGATGGAGGTTGATCGGCGAGGCGGGGGGAGGTTCATGGTCTCGAGTGGGTCGGCCCCGCGTCGATACACATCCGTTGCAGCAAAAATTGCGCTGGGAGGTATCAACGGATAGCTACTTAGACAAAAGGAGAAAGACATGCACATGAAGCTCATCATCGCACTACTGGTGCTTGCATTCAGCACAGGCTGCATCGCGACCGCCCACGTTCCAGACGGGGACTACGGCATCCGTCGAGCGCACGACGACACGGCAGCAATGAATGTGGACGTTGGATTTGCGCGAGCAGATGTCGAGGTCGACATCCCTGGCTCGACGATGCTCCAGGGCTGGATCAAGCAGGCGATCGGGGAGGCGAGCAGCCTGCTCAAGAAGCTGAAGCGGGAAGCTCCGACCGAGGGCTAGCGATGACTTCTAGGTGGTGGCATCCGCTTGTCTCAGCAGCGGCAGTTGCCATCCCCATGGCGATCGAGCGGTACTTCACCTACATGGAAGCCAACGCCGCCGCCGCATCGCGCATCGCAGAGGTGACTGCCCAGCAGCATGCCTACACGTCGCTGCTCGACGCCTTCGTGAAAGCGGTGTCCCCGTGAGCTGGGTGTCGGTGACTCATATCATGCCTCCCTTGGCGATGAACATCGCGCTATTCAGATTCGCGAAGTCGGCCGCCCATAGATTGGAGATGTTGGTCTGCGGGTCGACCTTCCATGTGGCGAGCCGATCGAGGCCAACTAGGCCCTCGAGCGCGACGGCAAACGCCCGGCCCTCCTCGACGGACTCAGCGAAACTCCAGAGGCGAATCCCTGTCGGCATGTGCGAGACGATCCACTCGTTGCCGAAGCTCTCCTCATGGGCCTTGTGAATGCAGATGATGCTGCACTCGGTGCGGAATGCGCGCACGACCGGCGCAGTCTTGAGGTTGTCGACGTGACGATGCGAGAGCACCGGGAAATCGAACGTGTCGAGGTTCACAGGTAGACCCTCCTGAACGCGGCAGAGAACACCGTGACGAGCGAGCGATCCGCGATCTCGAGGTGAATCCTAACGACCGCGCCCCGCTTGCGCTTGCCGGTGGTGCTCGAGCCCTCGTTCTGATCGGTGAACATCCGCTCGCGTGACTCGATGCCGACGTGGACCTGCAGGCCCAGCGCATAGATAGGCATGCCTCGCTCGGAGGCTGCGCGCATGATGTGCTGCCGCGCAATCGGGATCATCGCGTTTATATCCTTCGACCGGAAGTGGCCGAGGCACCCGAGCACCGGGATGTCCGCGAAGCCGATGCTGCAGAAGCCAACAGCCTCGAGCTCGAATGGTACGCTGGTGCCGAAGGTGATCGCAGCCGACTGGCTGATGTCGCGAAGCGCCCGGTTGGGCGCGCTCTCTAGGCGTGTGACGCTCACGGTGTTCCTTCCTCATCTTCTTTCGCACCTCCTTCTGGCCCGAAGTTCCATGTCCAGAAGTAGTCGCCATCGAAGCACAGTCCGACATCTGCGAGTTGTGCGTTCGGGAGGTCGATGAACTTCTCGATCCAGAGCCTCGCGGCTTTCGCGTGGTTCTCTGTCAGGTTCAGACCGTGGTCGTATGACATGACCAACCGCCTGCGTCCGAACTTGGAACCGAAGGTACCCTCGTCTGTCGCCGACACGCGGCTGCCGTTGTGGTTGGTCGGCCCGTAATACCTCGTCTTTATCGAAGCGAACGTCGTGACGGGCATCAGCTCGCCTCCTCGATCTGCTCGTCAAGGTCCGACTGATCGTACCCGCTCAAGATCTCGCGACGGTACGGGCTCAGCTTCTTGCGCTCGCATCTCGCGCAGGCCTTGCACAGCTCGATGCCCTGGGCGTCGTACAACCAATAGGCCTGCTGGCCGGAACCGCAGCGGCACTTGTTCTGCTCGGCCCGCTCCTGCTGGTACGCTTCGATGTCGCGGTCGACCTGATGACATTCCTCGCAGCGGTTGTCTTCGTGAAGCTTGACGACCTTGTGACAATTCCAGCAACCGTTCCCGTTGTGCGCTTCGTGTTTCATTTCGATCTCCAGTGTTGAGGTTAATCGATCAATGAGGCCGGCCCGAAGGCCGACCCGGATCATCGACTAGCTCTTGATCAGGTTGCCGCGCCGGTTGCGCCCGTGCTTCGCGGCGTACTCGGCTTCCACTGCCTCCCGTGCGGACCGCGAATAATCGTTCCAGTAACCGTGCTCGGCTTCGATCGGCTTCAGGGCTTTGTTGACAAGCTTCGAGCATGCGGCCCGGTGCTTGGCGGCCAGCTTGGTCTCGGCGATCTCTTCGTCGCTCGGTGCCTCGGCTTTGATTCTCGCCGGCACGTTCCAAAACTCAAGGATACGCGGATCGTTGCGCGAGATCTTCGATATGGCCCCGGTCCAGAACGGGGAGGTGCTCAGGTACTGCTGGCAGCGGATGATCTCGAGACGCTTGGCAGTGGTGCCGATGATCTTCACACCCTGGGTGCCGTTGCCGAACCCGATGATGATGAAGTCGCCAGCTACGAGGTGACCGTGTAAATTGAATTTCATTGTGTTCTCCAGTTTGCCGCTCCGTTGCGGTAAGAGCATCTTACCCACGCTGACGGAAAAGGCAAGGGGCAGGGCTCGAGAAACCTCTCCCCTCGGGAAACTTGAGGGCGTTTATCGGTGCCAATCCTTGGGCTGGTACTCACCGTGGAAGTGCTCGCCCTGTCCGGTGTCGGACTCCCAGAAGAAGTCGTATCCGTCGCCCAAGCATTTCGCGATGTCGATCGCAACGTCGATCTTGGAATCCCCGAGCAGCGGTGATCCGTCGTCGGCGTACACCAGATGGTTCGATTTGTAGTCCAACGCATCCCCGTGAACATGCAGGCTCCTATGTTCATGCTTCTCGACCCCGCCCGTGATCTCGCAGTACTCCGCGCCGTGAGTCTCGAGTACCTGGGCGACGATCATCGTCATGTGCGACAGCGCAGCCGCGTGACCTCCGGTATGGAAGCGCACGCCGTCCTTGATCGTGATTCTGATCATCTCATTCCCCACTTCCCTTCAATCGCCACTCTCTCACCGGCCTAGCGTTGTGCCGCGCCACATCACTCGCAATCCATTTGCCGGTGGGAACAAACCCGCCAGCTCGAAACAACGAGCCCCATGCGTTGAAGCTCCAGGGATACACGTCCTCCGCTTCGAGCACCTTGCGAACATCTTGGGCTGTGACGACACCGGCCTTCGTCGCAATCTGTAATGCTACATCCCTCGCGACTTCCAGCCACTCCGCGTTGTTCTCTTCGTGCAGGCCAAGAATCCTGATCTTGTTCTTTTCGCTGTCGAGAGCGTTGTAGACCGCACGCCTGGGCGTGAGTTTCACCACATACGCAGTGCCGTGCCCGAGCGCGAAGTCGAACGCTGGCTGTTCTTCGGTCATGATGCTCTCGGCGGCGTGGCTCTCGCCCTTGTCTGTCGTACGGGCGTGGTCGCGTGCGAAGTCCGAAGACCTGGGGGATGTGAGGCCGCAGAAACGACAGCCTCTCCGGTCTCCACACGCGACTCACACCTTTCGCACGAGATCACCATCAAGCAGATCGGAGCGAACGCTTGATGGAGTTGTAAGCCACGGTCGCGACGGGAAGTCTCTTCGTCTTCGCTCGCTGTTGCAGCTTGGCTAGTTCGTCATCTGTGAACATCACAGCGACGCGGTTCCGGCGAGAGTCTGGGGACGGGCCGGAACCCGAACCCACGGGTCGACCCGCGCCATTGCGCTTGCCTCCCCATGTGGACTTCTTTTTGGCTTTCATTCGATCCTCCGTGGTGCGTTGGGGGGTTAGTCCTTCCTGGCTCGAGAGGTGACCTTGTTCTCGGACACCACCCGCACGCCTGGGTAGTCGACCTCGCCGTCCGCCGCACGGATCAACACGTTCAGCGCACCCTGGTCAATCTTCAACACCTTGCGCGGGATCTTCCCGGCGAGAACACCCTCGAGCAACTTGATCGTGTCGACCACCTCACCGCTATACACGACCTTGGTAGAGATGCCCTTGGCAGCAACCTGCACTGCCGGGGCCTGCTGCGCCGGAGCCGGAGCTTCGACGTGCACCGAGGCCGGAGTCTCGAGCACACGCTGCGCGCCGGCATCGTCGCCATTGGCCTCGAGTTCGGCGGCTGCGTCGATCTGCCGCTCTTCCGCCTCGACCTGCGCCGCCTTGATCCGGGCCGCTTCGTCTCGAGCTCGAGCCTCTTCGATCGCCTTGTTGGCAATGCGCTGCTCTTCGGCAACCTTCGCAGTCCAGCGACCGATGAGCGCGTTGTAGATGCTCTTGGCCTCGAGCAGTGGCGCGAGCAGCAGCCGCTCCTGGGTAGACGCAGCCTTGTGCACGGCATAGGCCGCAGCCTTCACGGGTTTGCAGGAGGCCTCGACCTTCTTGATCAGCGGCTGAATCTGATCGGTGAGTGCGGCGCAGGCCACGACGTAGGTTTCCTGATCGACGATCTCGAAGGCCTTCGCAGTGACAACGAGCGGGTCACGCTGCTCTTCGATCTCGCTGGTGCGAGCGGGGCTGAGCGAGGTGGACGGTTGCGGTGTGATGTCTGGTGCTGCCATTTTAGTTCTCCAGTGATAGAAGCCCGTGGGCCAGTTTGATGTGCGTGGTTCTGACTAGCGCGTACCAGTTATGAATGCGCGCCGGATCATCGTATTCAAGGTAGCGGTAACTACCGTCTGCCCGCAACTGCACCGAGCCAGGAATGTTGTCGCCGAACTCCGTGTCGAGCAGCGAGTACGCTGTGCACTGCAGCTCGGTGGCCTTCGAGACGGTCGCGACGTTCTTGATGTCGATCGTCCGCCGGCAAGTGGGGTTCCTGTACCGACGCAGGAAGCCACGCCGATCGCAGGTCCCGCCGTAGCGGTAGATGGGGCAGACCGAGGCCTCTTCGATATGCGTGACCTCGAACCCCGCCTCTTCCTTGAACAGCAGGTACGCCTTGATGTAGCCCTCGATCGCCGGGTCGAACGTGTCATTGGGTGAGAGGTGACCGAGATCAATCAACTCGGTCACCTCATGGATCTCGACGCCTCGGGCCCGAGCGAACTCGAGGACATCGACCGGGATACCTGTCATATCCGTGAGTCCATTGCTCCCGAGCACCTCGCAAGCTGAAGGCCAGCGGATGCCATCCACCCAGTACTTGCTTGTGTCTCTCACGCTTGCCCCGTGTCCGTGGCTCCCGCCTTCACCCACTCGGCGATCACGTCTCGAGCCGCGTCGAACTGCTGCACCGTGAGGCCCTCGAACTTGTCGGCATTAACACCGACATCTGCGAGCACTTCACTGATCGCAATGTGCTTCGAGTCAGCGGTCCAGTCGTACCCGAGTTCGACGAAGCGACCCTTGAGCTTGCCGTACAAGTGCTTGACCCGTCCCTCCGAGATCCCCTCGCCGGGATGGTCACGCGCAGGCGCAGGCTTCTCTTCCTTCCGCACGGTCGCGCCCTGTGCTGCCGCTGAGTGAAGGGGTTTGTCGACATCGGCCCGTGCAGGTTCCTCGCCACTCGGCGCATCCTGGCTGAACTGACCGCTGCATGCGTGAGCCTGAACGGTCGCCGCGACGAAGGCCCGCTTGTTAGCCATCTTCACACAGGTGTTGTCGAGGTCGTACGGGTCCGGGTTCTCGACCATCAGGGGCTGCGACTCGATTGCCACCGAGGCTCGGCCCGGCAAGAACTGGGCACCGCAACCACCCTGCCGTCTCCAGCAGTACCAGTCGTACTCATCCTGCGCGCCTGATCGCCGGATGAATGCGCCACCACATTCTGGACAACTGCGATCGTTGTAGCGGTAGCGGTGCTTTTTTTCCCAGGTGTTGGCCGCGCCGTAGCCCTCGCCGATGATCGCTTCATCAGCGTTGATCAGGCGACAGCGAACAATGTACGCGACGGTGGGGCGAGAAATGCCGTCCCCCTCATGCCGCGTGATGTCGTACTCGGGAGTGAGCCGGGCGAATCGGTTAAGCTTCTGCGCGCCGGGCTGGAAGAGCGTTTTCTTGTCGGTGCCAGGGATAGCCCCGTAGTCGATGCCGTCCTTCATGATTGCGATCTGCAACTGCTCGAGCCGATCGATCTCGCTGCTCGCCTGCGCGAGCCGGGTGGCGAACTCTTCGTCGGTGAGCATTGCCAGGGGGCTGGCTTCGTACCCGCGCTTCTGCACGGCAACTGCCCCGGTCAAATTGTCTGGATTCAATACTTCTATCGCATTTTCGTTGCTCATAGTGCCGCTCCCTTCTTGGATGTGATGCCCCCGCCGCCGCTGATGTCGCCCAGCGACGACGGGGACTGGTGCGCTTTGCACCGTACCTACAGGCTATTCCCCGTCGCCTGTAGATTCCGTCAGCGGGTACTTGTGGATTCGCTTGCGCTCGAGATCCCAGTTGGTGCCGGACGTGCTCGGACGTTCGCGGACCTCCTCGGACTTCGTCCAGAGCTGATAGAAGTCACGCTGCTCGAGATCACCGTCCTGGGTGACTACGATCGTCACGTCGCCGGCCGGCTGCCATCCGTGGTATAGACGCTCCTTCACCTCGCAGTCGAAGCTCGACCTCGAGCACTCATAGATGAGTTGTTGCTTCAGAACCTTGCCCTGCATTCCAGTCTCCTTTTGGTGTGGTAAACGATTCTTACCCACCCTGCCCTTGACGGCAACCCGGCGGCACAACATATTCATTACCATGAGAAAGCATTCACCGATTGCACGATTGGCCAAGTCCAAGGAATTGACGTACGCGGAGATAGGGAGGGCCACCGGATACACCCGGCAGTTCATCTCTCAGCTCGCCTCTGGAGCGCTCTCCTGCGGAGCCCCCGCTGCGCGTCGCATCTGCCAGCGCTACCGCGAGGTTGACCCAGGAGAGCTGATTACGTGGGTCCCGCAAGCATCGAAGTAGAGCGACTGATTCTAGGGGGGTGAGATGGCACGCCAGAAGGGCAAGACCTATCCGAGCGACAACCGCAGGTACTTCAGGGTGATCTCGATGGGGTTCGCGGATGACACCGCAGACCTCACCGATGCGGAGTTCCGCTCCTTCGTCCTGATCCTCGCGCACGCCAACGAGAACAAGGCCCACGAATCCGGCGACTGGATCTATGTGGCCAACTCGCGGCTGACAAACCTCGCGCCGAATAAGCGCGGGAGTCTCGCGACCAGTGCTCGAGTGTTACGCCAGTTGTGCACCAAGCAGAAATGGGATCACATCGAAGGTGAGGCGAAGTGGTCAATTCACGTACGAAAGTACTCGCAAATTCAACAACTCACCCCATCGCAACCCCGTACCAACCCCGTCGAAACCCCGGCTACTACCCCTACCCCTACCCCTACCCCTACCCCTACCCCTATTCCTAAAGACCCGCCCGTTGCTGACGGTGCAGCAGATGGGGGCGATGACGGGAAGAAAGCACCAAAAGGACCTGTGACAGATCCGGTCATAACCCGGCACCTCACCGACCTCATGATCCGGGGTTGTCTCCGCATCCGACCGAAAGCCCTCGTTCCCAGGACCGAGCAGCAGAAGCTCGCCTGGGATGTGTGGTTCGACAAGATCATCCGGCTCGACGGGCGAGGGGTGAGCGATCTCCGCGACATGATCGTCTGGATCTACACCGAAAACCAGAAGCGCGGCGACCATGCGTACGTCGTAATGGCCCCCAAGACTCTGCGCCTGAAATACGACACTATCGCAATCGGCATCAACGCCGAGCGCGGGCCTGCCAGAAGACGCGCAGCCGAGCAGAAGCGCGACGAAGAGGCACACCGGATACGCCGGGAAGAACGCCAACAACCGAACTCGCAAGTCGCGAGCATCGTGACATCAATCTCAGATCACATGAGAACTGGGGACACGAAGTGATGAGCGGAGCATTACGCCAAGGGGTGCAAGGTATGATTGTCAGGCTGGAGTGGCCAGAGGTGATGTCGGCAGCGATCATCGGTGTTCTCAGGCAAGTGGCTTCTCTGAACAAAGGTCGATCGATCAAGCGTGCTCTGATCAACCGGCACGCTGCCGGGGACGAGAACCAGTGGGACCGGCATTGCCTCGGAGCTATTGGGGAGTGCGCGTTCGCGAAGTGGAATGGCGTCTACTGGTCACGCGATGTGAACACATTCAAAGATGTCGCAGATGTTGGCGAGTACGAGGTACGCACCCGCGCTAAAAGTCACTGGGATCTAATCATCCGAAGCGACGACCCGCCCGAACGGTTCTACGTTCTCGTCACGACGGCACCCGAGATGCCAGTGTTCAAGGTACATGGCTACATCCTCGGGGCCGATGCTCAGCGTGACGAGTTCAAGCAAAACTACGGGGGACATGGCGAGGCTTGGTTCGTCCCCCAGAAAGAGTTATTGGAGATCGAACCAAACAAGCAGCCGAACTAGGTAACCTAATCCGAGCGGTTCATCGTCGCAACGGGACATGAGGGGGGTGTACCCCTAGAACCCCTAACGGGGAGAATCCAGAAGAAACAAGCGGGTTGACTTTGAGCGTCAACACTGTTGACTTCTGGAGTCAACCCTACCTATATGGTCGCAGTCGACTGGGTTTAGATCTGAGATCAGTCACAGGGGCACGAGAGAAACAGGAGCAATACCAGTGACATAGCAGGGATTCGCAACACATACTACGCTCCCAGGTAGCAAGCCCGTCGCCCCATGTGACGGTCTTCTTCTTGGATGGAAGGCCCTCGAGTTTCCAGTGCTCGGGGGCTTTCTTGCGTCCAGGGCTGTGAAGCGCCACATTTACACCAAACAATTGTCCAGGGCGAGGCGGGGAAGACGGTTGCCGGCGAAGAAGAAGGGGACGAAGAGGACGAAGAAAGGGGCGAAGAAACCCGCGCCTAAGAAGCCCAAGGCAGAGCGCAAGTTGACGATTCTCCAACAGCGCTTCGTCGACAACATGCTGGTGACCGGCATCGGAGCCAAGTCAGCACGACTCGCGGGGATCGCCAAAGGCAACTCTCGCAACCAAGCCGCGAGGTGGATGGCAAAGGATGACATCAGAGAGGCAATCGAAGAAGGCGAGGAACTCATGTCCGCCACGGTGCGCTTCGACGCCACCACCGTGCTCCGAGAGCTGGCGATCCTCGCAGTCACCGACATCACCGAACTCATCGACGAAGAGGGACACCTCCGTTGTGACCTGAAGGACGTGCCGCCGGAAATGATGGCATGCATTCAATCGCTCGAAGAAGACTCTTGGAACGAGAAGCAGTTCGATGACGAGACCGGCGAGGAACTCGACCCGATCAAACACACGCGCATCAAAGTGAAACTGTACGACCGGATCAAAGCCATCACCCAGGCGGGGAAGCACAAGGCAGTCCGGGCTTTTGCAGAGGACATCGAAGTGGTGGACACGTTGTCAGCAACGCTCGACGCGATCCTCGATGCGAGGAGCAGGTCCAAGTGAGCACGCAGGAACAGCAGGCTGCAATCAACCGAGCCAAGGAGATTGACCATGTCGACCGATCCATCGGAAGCGCCAAGTGATGAATCCGAAGAGCCGACCCCAGTGGAGTCAACGCCAAGCCGCCGCAATCAACCGAACCTACGTCGAGAGCGCTCGGCGCACGACGGCGTCTCTGCTGCCGAGAAGGTAGCGTTGAGAGGCGAGCAGGTAGCCGGAGGTCATGGCGTTGCGTCGGCAGTGCCGAAGGGCAGCAGCAAGAAGACTCACCCTGACGGTCACCTCGCCGGCAGTCACCCGCTCTGCCCGAAGTGCCGTCCCGTGAAGATCAACAAGGGACCGTTCACGGGATGAACGTCGAGCTTAACTTTACAGATGATTTCAAGGCAAAACTCTCGGCGGAAGTTCTGGCAGAGGGGAAATCATGGCTCGAGCGCCAACAGGTCAAGCTGAACGAGCAGGTCGATGTGCTTGCGGAGATCACCTCCGCGTGCACGGCGCGGTACTGCTTGTTTGGTTCGAGCTCCAATCTCGAGATCGACGAGGTGGTGGCCAGTCGGTGGCCCGAAGAGTTGTTGTCACAGAGGGCATCGGTGGTCGAGCTAGTCTTGAAGCAGTTCGGGATGGAGTCGTAGATGTCAGCCGCCGCGATGCAGCCAGGGCTGAAGCGTAACCAACTGCAGAAGTACGCAGAGGTCATCGCTCCCTGCATCGACGATCCGTGGCAGTTCATCCAAGACGCCTATCCCTGGGGCAAGAAGGGCAGCTCCCTCGAGGACCGCAAGCCGCACGATTGGCAGAAGCTAACAGCGAAGTACATCGCAAAAGAATTAAAGGCAATGCGCTCGGGCAAGAAGCCGCCGGGTGTTATTCGAGTGGCGCGCAAGTCAGGTCACGGGATCGGGAAGAGCGCATTCAATTCATGGATCGTGGACTGGTGCCTCTCGACGATGACCGACGCCCGGTGCCTCGTCACTGCCAACACCGATACCCAACTCCGCGACAAGACGTGGCCCGAGGTCGGCAAGTGGCACCGCATGTCGATCTCGAGGCCCTACTTCAATCACGCCGCGACAACGCTGCGCTCGGTCGAGGGAGCACGCACTACATCCTGGGCAGCCGCAGCCATCCCTTGGAACGAACACAACCCGGATGCATTCCAGGGACTGCACAACGCTGGCCGACGCATCGTGATCATCTTCGACGAGGCCAGCGGTATTCCGAAGACCATCTGGGAAGCGATCGAAGGTGCGATGACGGACGAGGACACGCAGATCATTTGGATCGTGTTCGGCAACCCGCTCCGCAACAGTGGCCGCTTCTATCAATGCTTCAACAAGTTCAAGAAACATTGGAACACCGATACCATCGACTCTCGTACCGTGCCCGGCACCAATCTCCTGCTCTTCGATGAGTGGGCCGAGATGTACGGTGAGGATTCAGACTTCTACAAGATCCGCGTGCGCGGTATGTGGCCTTCGATCAGCGCCATGCAATTCATTGGGCGAGGGATTGTCGACCGAGCAATGGACCGGCGACCGTACCAGCACGACGATGACCCGTTGATCTGCGGCATCGACTTCGCTCGCAACGGTATCTGTGCAAGCGTCATGTATTGGAGGAAGGGGCGCGACGGTCAAACCATCAAGCCCGATGTATTCCCAGACGATCCAAGCGCTGAGCACTTCGTCGCCAAGTGCGCGGCCCGCCTCCGAGACATGCAACCAGATCTCATTTTCGGAGACGGGGTGGGAGTGGGAGGACCAATCATCGACCGACTGGTGGGGCTGGGATTTGATGTCATCGATATACAAAGTGGCGGCTCAGCAGTCGAGCCGGATCGTCACTTCAACAAGCGGGCTGAGATGTGGGCTCGCGGCAAGACGTGGATTCGCGATGGTGGATGTCTTTGGAAGAACGATGACTTCGCGGATGAACTCACGACGATAGAGACCGTGCCGAATGCGAAGAGCCTGACGCAGCTCGAGAGCAAGGAGCATCTGCTCTCTCGAGGCGAGGCCAGCCCGGACATCAGCGACGCCTTCATGTTCACGTTCGCATATGACTACACCGAGGAGGCGACGCTCGAGGTCAGGGAGCAACTCGGGTTCCATACCTCAGCCGCAGACTACAACCCACTCGAAGGACTCGACGACAAACGCCACGTCAACGATGGCGTCTACAACGAAGGCACCCGCAATCGATCGCAGCGGCGTCGCTACTTCACGGGAGATATGTGATGCCGTACCATTACCAAGACGACAGGACCAACTTCGAGATTGAGACCCAGGCCGCACTCGACGCATCGAGGGAAGCGGACAGGCAAGAGCGGGCCGAGGGGAAGGAGATAAGAAAGGAAGGGGAGAAGGCCAATGCCCTGCTCGATCCCAAGCAGCGCGTCAACGCGGAGAACTTCAACATCCTGATCGACCAGTACGGGCAAGAGGCAGCCGATGCTGCGCTCAGCCTCTACACCGTCGACAATAGATACGCGAGCAAGTTCACGCAGGGTGCCAACTATCAAAAGGTCAACGAGGCGGCGGCACTGTTCAAGTCAGGCACTCACTCGTTGGATGAGATCAACGTCTTGCTGTCTATTCCGTTTGGAGAGAAGCAACGGCAAGACGAGACTGCGAGGTTGCAGGGTCAACAACGCGCTACGCAGCAGCAGCGGGCTCGAACCCAGGGAGCTTCTCAACGCTTCGGCACTTCGGCAACGGGCCTGCTCGAGCCCGCGCACTTGGCGCGAACGAATCTCTCGGGTGGGAACTTCTTCTCGGCTGGCGGGGGACGATAGACATGGCCCACGATGGACCGTTCGACGATGTTGACTTCAATGCGGTCAGGGAGCAGTTTGGTAACGACGTTGCCTGGGACACTCTCTATGCACTGGGCTTCGGCTCCGATGATTGGGCGGAACTCTACCCGGAGGTCACGGGCAAGGTGTTGACCGATGCGGCTGTGGCGCTCGCTGCCTCGCGCAACATCTCGAGCTCGAGGACTCCGGTCGAAGAGATCGCCGCAGTCCATGCCGGCGCAAAGAAGGGACTGGGCCAACAAGCAACCCCGGAGCAGGATCGTGAACTCATCGAGCGCGTTGCCTCGAGGTCTCGTTCCGTCAAGTCAGACTTCGGTCCCAAGGCCGGTGACACCGACGAACTGTTCAGCGACCAGACCCTCGCACGTCGAAACATTCTGAACGCTGCTTACGGAGATCAAGGCTAATGCCTGCAACCGATCGAATCATGGAGATCAAGAAGGACGTGATGCGTCGGGTCACGGCGCTCGGCGATGAGGTCGAGCAGGACGGTTGGCGCGAGCACTGGCTCGATCTGTCTCGATTCCTGCTGAACCGTCGAGGGCGATACCTCAAGAGCAAGTCGTACGAACCGCGCAAGGGTGGCAAGGCCAACGACGAGGTCAACAACGGCACGCCCGAGCAGGCAGTGCACACTGCGAGCGCCGGCATGATGGGCGGCTTCACTTCGCCGAGTGTCCCTTGGTTTCATCTGGTCCCCGAAGACAAAGACCTTCGCAACTTCAAGCCGGTGAAGGAATATCTCTGGCGACAGCAGGAGCGGATGTATTCGCTCTGGGCTCGCTCGAATTGGTATCGGGTCCTGCCGACGATGTACGAAGAGTTGAACGTGTTCGGCACTGCCGCGATGCGGATGGACGTTCACCCGGTGCGCGGCATCCACTGCACGCAGCACACCATCGGCTCGTTCTATCTAGCCAGTGGAGCGGACGGTTACGTTGACACGATCTGTTATCGATACCCGCGCACGGTGCGTCAGCTCATGAGCCTGTACAAAGAGAGCGACCTATCGCAGACCACGCGGGACCGGATTGCGAAGAAGGACTTCGACGCCTACGTGAAGTGCATCAACTTCGTCGAGGTCAATTCCGGGCGAGACCGCAACTACAAAGACTGGCGCGGCATGCCGTATCGAGCGATCACCTTGGAAGAGGAGACTGCGGACGACGAGGGGGTGCTCAAGATTGGCGGGCACGATCTATTCCCGGTGATGACACCGCGCACCTCGAGGCGGGCCGACGATGTCTATGGTTCATCCGCCGGCATGCGCGCACTGCCCGATGCCCGGCAACTGCAGATCCATGAACTGCGAGGTGGAGAGGGCTTGCTCAAGACGTTGCGTCCGCCACTCAACGTGCCGAGTGCGAAGTACCGGGCCACGGTGGCCGCAGGTCAGAACAACGTCTACAAGGGGCAGAGGTCAGACGCGATCCGTCCCACCTTCCTCACCCAGTTCCCGTACTCGGAGAACGAAGACAAGATTGCCAAGATCGAGGACCGACTCAAGAACACCTTGGGCGCAACGACCTTCAATCACTTCGAGACACTCGACGCCACCGGCAACCACAACATGACGGTGCCCGAGATCATGGAACGACGATCCGAGAAGCTTCAACTTCAAGGCCCAACTCACCACTCGGTACACGAAGAGTTACTGCACCCGGCGATTGAAGCGCACTGGTACTACATGGGTCGCAACGGTCAACTAGAGCCGCCGCCAGAAGAGTTGGCCAACATGCAGCTCGAGGTTCTGTTCACCGGGCAGATGGATCTGGCCTCGAGGAGCGCGATCGTCAATGGCACCGAGCTACTGCTCGAGCGTATCGCCGGATTGAACCAGTACTACCCCGGCACCACCGACAACGTGGATGCCGACAAGGCAGTCCAGCACATCGCAAGCGGATACCTCGCGCCGCCAGACGTGATGCGCGATCCCGATACAGTGGACGAGATGCGTCGAGCTCGAGCCGAGGAAGCGCAGAAACAACGTCAGCTCGAGGAGCAGAACCTTCAGGCCGACACCGCGCAGAAGCTTGGCAACGCGCCACTCGGCCAAGGCTCGGCCCTCGATGAGACACCGCTGGGAGCAACGGTTTGAGTGACGTTGACGAACAGACGCCTCAGAAGAAGAAGGCGCAGCGCAAGACCGGAATGTCAGGCGAGGCTGACCTGGGTGCGGCCGACTGCATCTCTTCGGATAGCGGCCGGCACTTCCTGGCTCACATCCTCAAGGAGTCGTACTTCCATGAAATGGTGGCAGACGTGAACCAGTTGATTGCACAAGGCGTCGCACTCGACCTGTTCGATTCGCTCACGACCGTTGACCGAACGAACGCTATGAAGCTATTCGATGAACACTTTGCAGGAGGTGGCAAGCAAGATGGGTGAAGAAGAATCAGGCGAAGAGACCAGCGAAGAGACCTCGAGCGAAGAAAGCCCGGAGGAAACTTCGACCGAAGAATCAAGCGAAGAGTCGAGCGAGTCGAGCAAGGACGAAGAGTCGTCCGGCATCGGCAATGAACTCGATCTCTCGTCAAAGTCCACCGGGGAAGGCTCGGGGGAAGCCACTGCCAAAGAGGACGGTGAGGAAGACGCGGGTACAGAATCGAAGCCGCCGGAAGGTGCGCCCGAGGAGTACGAAGCGTTGACGATCCCTGGGGCAGGAGATTGGAACGATGAGGATTCAACTCGAGTGTTCGAGGTGGCCAAGGAACTTGGTCTCACACAGGAAGGCGCGCAGAAGCTCGCCAACCTGCTCGGAACGCACGGTGTTGAGCGGATCGTCCCGATGCTCCTGAAGCAGCAGGGTGAAGCCTACGCCGAACACAAGAAGGCAGAACTAGCAAGAGCGATGAAGAACCCAGTGCTCGTCGGAAAGAATGGCGATCAGTGGGACACAGCCAAGGCCTACGTGAGAGAGGTGGTTCTCAATTTCGGAGGCAACCAGAAGGACGACGATGGACTCAATCGATTCCAGCGTTTTGAAAAAAAGGGCTTCGTGGATGATGAGGACTTCATGGTCTTCATGCACGAGGCAGGCAGAGCATTGATGCCGGACACCTTGGACCCAACTGGGGACCCTGGTTCCGACACCAGTTACGAAGATCTAGATCCATCCAGGCGTATGGGTTGGGACAAGGACGGGCTGCCGATTGGCCGCACGTCTGCTGACGCATGATTTAGGGGGACGGGCTCTGCCACTAACGCGAAAGGAGATTCGCAGTGGCAGCTCATGGCACCCTAGCTGACTCGGTCGTGACGTTTGACGAATGGGTCAAACGCATGGACAAGTCGAACGTCAAGACGATCATCGAGGTCGCAGCAGACTCGAACACGATGCTGAAGACAGCGATGGTTGGCCCCGGCAACGAGGCCGAGGGCAACACCACCACGGTGCGAACGTCGTACCCGAGCGGAACGTGGACTAGCGCCTACGAGGGCGTTGACAGTGAAGCGAGTCACACGAAGGAAGTGTGGGACGCCGCCGGATACCTCGAGGGGTACTCGGTCATCTCGAAGCGCTATGTGCATCGCTCACCCGATCGCCGGGCTGCGCGCATGCAGGAGGAGAAGGCATTCATCATCGGTCACAGCCAGACGATCGAGGACACCTTCTTCCATGGTGATCGCAATCTCAACCCGAAGCAGTTTCTCGGGCTGGATCAGCGGTACGCACTCAAGTCCGCCGAGACTGGGGGGCAGATCATTGATGCCGCTGGGACCGGCTCGATCAACACCGACATTTGGTTCGTCAACTGGGGAGACACTGGCGCGTCGCTCTTCTTCGGCAAGAACAATGTTGGTGGTTTGGATATCGACGACAAGGGCATTCAGTCGTGGGATCTGAACGGGGACGGCAAGCATCAGGAGTGCTACGTCAGCCACTACGAGTGGAACGTGGGTCTCATGATCAAGGACTACAGGGCAATTGCTCGAGTCGCGAACATCGACTCTGCCACCCTGCCGTCCAATCTCGTCGACCACATGATCGACGCGATGTTCGCGATCCCCGATCAGATGGATGGTCTCCGCAAGGCGATCTACTGCAACACCACGGTGCTCGCTGCACTGACGAAGGAAGCGCGGAACTTCGCCCAGACCAATCTCACGATGGACGATTGGGAAGGTCGGAAGATCACGCACTTCATGGGAATTCCGATCTTCCGATCGGACAAGATCACCAACGTCGGCGCTAAGATCATCTGATCGAATCGAACCCTTGAATAATTGACACGGAGTCAAAATGTCCACGGACATCGAAAACACGTACGCAGATGAGGCCGACATCGCGTCGACTTCATTCACCAGTGATGGGGAAGTGGATCACGGAGGTGTCACAGGTCGTGGCATGAGCCGAGGCCTTTACTTCGTCATCGCGAACCGCATCCTCTGGACGGCAGCAACTGTGAAAACCACGTTCCTTCTGGAGCAGAGTGCGACGAACTCGACGGACGGATCGTGGTCGGCAACGACCATCGGCACCTACGACGCATCGGTGCCGAAAGTTCCGGCCGGTGAGCTGATCGCCAACGTACCACTGCCCACCGTGACCAAGCGGTACACGCGAGTGTCTGGGTCGTGGACCACGTCGGAAACCAAGACGGGCGCGATCTCTGCGTTCCTCACGACTGACCCGCAGTTCACGTTTGAAGGACGTGCAGCGGTAGTCACTCTGTAGGTCACAGGAGTCGGCGGCGCATCGTAGGGTGCGCCGCCTTCTCCGCTTACGAAAGGAAATGGTGGCATGGGAGTAGAAGTTCTTGTTCGTCAGGCGGGCTCGATGCACTTGGGGCCGGGCATGCCCCGGCATTACTACGCCAAAGATACGACCGTCGAATGGAAGTGGCCTGTCCCCGAGCACTGGGATAAGCCCGGATCGCCGGAGCTGAAGAAAGAACTCGAGGACTGGGACGAATCTATTCCTCTGCTGCCTCGAGCGTGGCCGATCCTTCGCGAGGTTAGCCGCGAGGAAAGCGAGCGCCGAGATGCGGGCGGACCAGAGATGAAGCCCGAAGACGAACCCGGTCGCGGTCGCATCAAGCACATGCAGGACGAGTCGCAGGGCCGAGGCTGGACGCTCGGTGACAAGTCGATCGTCTCGCAGGCACTGCAGGGTCTCGATGACGAGAACAACGATCACTGGACGAAGAGCGGCATCCCGCAAG